CCGTCGATCCACGCACGGAGGTTTGTCGCGCCGATCACGGCGTACAGGTCCCCGTTCGGGTCCAGGATCAGCGGCGTGCCCTGGAGGAACGTGACGGGGAACCCGCCCGGCGTCCACCCGGCCGGCGACCCGGCCCCGTCCCACGCGCCCGCCTCGTTGCTGTCACCGGACTGCAGCGGCGTCACCGTCAGCGCCGCCGTGTACACCGCACCCGTCGACCCGGCGGCGATGTTCTTGACCGCGACCGTCGCGGCGGCCCCGAGGTAGGTGGTGACCGCCGCCTGCGGGTACGTGCCGATCACCCCGGCGTTGACCGACGTGGCCAGCAGCGCCGACCCGGCGTACAGCCCGAAGTTGTTGGCGTCCCCCGCCGCTGCTGCGGTTGCCAGGGTGACGGTCCAGGACAGCAGGGACGTTCCCGCAGCGGTGGCGGCGGCCCCGGTCGCGACCGTGGTTCCCGCCCCTGGCGTCGCCGACGTGGTGCCGGTGACCGAGGTTCCCGGGCCTGCTGACTGGGCGCTGGAGGTGCCCGCGGGAATGGTGATGTCGGCGGTCACGATGTACCTGTTCAGCGTCATGCGCGGTCACCTCCCTGCCGGGTCTAGTAGCTGGTTGCGGGGACGCCTTCGACGCCGAGCGCCGGGGCGAGGCTGGCGACGGTGACGAGCACCCCGGTCAGGTGAGCCAGGTCCATCCCGCCCACCGGGACACTCGTCGCTGTCGGGGTTCCGGTGACGACCACCACGTCAGACGCGCCGGCCGGGTCGATGATCAGCACCTGGCCCTGCGCGAACGAGGTCCCCCCGGCGGTGAACGGCAGCGCCGGGCCCCCTGCGGACACCCCTGCGGAGATCGCGGGCAGCGCCCACGCCCACGTCGGCGCCGCCGAGAACGTGATGGAGACCGTCCCGGCGACCGGGACCAGGTACGTCCCTGCCGAGGTGCCTGCCTGGGTGCCGTTGACGACGACGGAGGTCAGGGTGCCGCCGGTGATCGTGACCGCCACGACAGTCCCGGTGCTGTTCGTCACGGGGACGGTCGTGGCGGGGACAGCGGGGCTGGTGATCGTCGGGGCGCCGAGGGTGAACGGCCACTCGCAGCGCAGGCACCGGTACGTCAGCACCCCGTACGGCACCATGGGCGCGGGAAACCAGCACCGCGGGCAGCGCAGCGACGCTACATCCAGCGGCTCGAGAGTCCCCCCGATCCACGGCATGAGCTACCTGCTCCCCTGCGGGCGGGTGCGGCTGCGGGACGGCGGCAGGTCCACGGCATCTACCACGGACTCCGTGAGGTGGTCGGCCATCTCCGACGGGTCCGGGCGCATCGGCTCGACACCTTCGGGGGCCTTGCCGCCCTCAAGGAACTGCACCGCGCTGGAGCCGACCGGATCGGGGCGAGGGCCATCGGAACCGGGGGGCGGTGTGGTGGGCCGGAACAGGCGGCCGGACACCGCACGCGGGAGCACGAGTTGCCGTGGCTCATGCGTGCCACCGGGTCCGCTGATCTTCCGCACCACGTCGACCTGCCGGCCGTCGCGGGCACCCTTGCGGTTGAACTGCCGGGCTTCCTCGTCGGTGAGGTGAACGATCTCGCCGGGCATCACCAGGTCAGTGGCGCGGTCCTTGTCACCCCGGCGGGGAACGGACAGGCAGATGAGCGCCTCATACTCGTCGCCGATGCGGGTTGCCGGAGGGCCTGACGCGCGAGCCAGGAGCTTATCGAGAGTGGCCATCTCGTCGGCGGTAAGCGGGGTGAGTTCAGTAGCAGTTGCGGTAGGAGGCATAAACGGGCACCTCCTACGGCAAGATCAGCCTCCGCTGAGAAGTAGGAACGCTGTGCCACACATTGTGTACTTAGCGTTATTACATGGCTGGCAGGTACGACAAAGGTTGAACCATTTCCCCGACCCGCCCTTGGCGAGCGGGAAGAAATGGTCGACGTGGTGCGTGACGGCTGTGCCGCAGTACGCACATGGATCGTGCAAAATTGCGAGGCGGTAGCAAACCGCGAGCAGCCGGTCGATGTCGTCCATGCCCACGTCGGCCGCGGACTTCCTGCGGCCCTCGGCCGCGTACCGGGCCTCACGGTTGGCCGCGTTCCACGCACTGGCGGCGGCGCGGTGCTCGTCCGCGTAGACCTCGCGGTACTGCCGGGCGTACTCCCGAAGCTCAACCTGATTGAGGTCGTAGTACGCGCGGTTGTTGCGCTTACTCCACGTCGCATCGTAATGCTGCTTGCAGAGACCCGACTGGTTGTCGCGGTGAAGAGTCTTCCCGCACCCCGCCACCGCGCACTTCGGGGCGTCGTCGGCCCAGTAGAGACCGCGGTGCTCCATGCACCGGCCCAGGGGGTTTCCCGAGTTGAGGCGCTTCCTGCATCCGTCAACGGAGCACACTGCCAGGTCGAGCGGGACGTAGGTGTGGTCGCTGCACCGGCCGCTGGTGTTATCCGAGCGGATCTTACGGTCGCATCCGTCGATGTAGCAGGTGCGGCGGGTGTCGGGAGGCTTAGGCTCCGCGTGATAGGTAGCTCGCTTATTGGCGAGGTACTCCGGTGTTCTCCATGCGTGCTCAGCATGGTCGGGGCAGTACCCGGTGGTGTTATCGGTGCGGAGGACGCGATCGCAGCCGGGAGCGCCGCAGGGCCGGACGGGCTCGCGGGCCTTGGCGTACTTGTGCGCCTTGCAGTAGCCGGTGTCGTTGTCCTCGCGGAGCTGCCGGTCGCAGCCGTCCGCGGCGCATACGTCACGGACGATGAAGTTGCGGTGAGAGGAGCAGCGGCCGGTGGTGTTGGTCGTGCGGAGATGTGCGGCGCAGCCGGGGACAGAGCAGATGTCCCACTCCTGCTTGCGGCGGAGGTCGCGCTTGCGCTCACCCCGGCAGTCTCCGCATCGCTGCTGAGTGGCGCTGCCCGGGGTGAAAACATCTCCGCAGTCCGGGCACGCGCGGTCACTGTAGACGCGGGCGGTGAACTTGCGCTTCGGGACAGGACCCGGGCGGTTCTTGGCCCGCTTGTGCGGGGTGCAGAAGCCCGTGGTGTTGTCCTTGCGGAGAACCGTCTCGCAGCCGTCAGCACCGCAGACATCGCCAGCAGCAGGAACGTAGGAGTGCGGCCGGCACCGGCCGATGGTGTTGCTGGCCCGAAGCGGAGCCCCGCAGCCGTCGACTGAGCAGATCCTCGGAGCAGGCGTAGGCTCCATGTGTTGCACCTCTTATCCAGGTGTGGCCACGCCCCCGGACGGCTCGAACCGTCGCGGGGGTCTGTTATGTCAAGTATATGCGACAGAAACCGAACAAGAGACGGTGTGAACGTGTCACGCCGCCCGTCCCGTTCGTATTCCCGTGCCATTTACTACTCTCCGTGTCTGGTATATTACGTGTTGTGTTCGATGGTGTTTTCGTTTATACGCCGCTGAGCAGGGCAATACTCAACGGCTGGTCCAGAAAAATGGCAGAACTGCGCTGGCAATCAGCGCGAGCTGTCTTGCGCTCTTCCTGGCGATAAAGCGGGGAGCACTGGAACGGCAACTCATCGGCGTAGCCGCCGCATCGGTTGCGCTGCAGAATCAGGGCGTTCCCGGCCGGTACCTGCCTGCTCACGAGCACGTCGAGGTTGAAAATCTTCTGCGGCAAAGTCCCCGTGTACATAAGGGATTCGCTGGCGATGTCGCCGATATACGGAGCGGCGAACGTCGAGCTTTGCAGCAGCGTGTTTTTCGTCCCGTGGTTGATGATCAAGGTGTCGGCCTCGAAGCCAAGCCACTGGGTAACGCCAGAAGGCGAAACTATGTTCGCATTCTCGACGAGGTACACGGCCTGCGCGATATCGGACCGGATGGTGGCCGAAGCGGACGCCCACGGGTTAGCGACCGCCAGCGTCTGAATGGACGCGTTGGCCACGACGGCGCTGTAAAACGCCGTGTTCCACGAGTAGACCATCGTGTTCTTGACCTGCAAGAGCTGCCGGGTCACAGGGTCGATGGCCTGCCTGCGCCGCATTTCGTCGGACACCATGATGGCCATTGCGCGTTCGTGCGTGAACACGACCCGCGGCACGCCGATGGACGTCGGGACGACCGGCACTTCGCCGAATTCAGGGCGGATCTCCGGGAAGTCGTCCGCGTAAAGCGGCGTGCTTTCCGAATAGCGCACCGCGCCGGAGGGGGCGGCGCCGCCCATGCGCAATACCGAGTCCATGATGAACTCGTTGGCG